AACGCAGCAGTGGGCGGTGTCAGCAACAGCCAGCACATGAACGGTGAAGCAGCAGACCTCTGCATCGACGGCGACCGAATCAAAGGGAAGCGGTGGTTTGATTGGATAAAGGCGCACGTCGTCTTCGACCAGCTCATCATGGAGCACAACGCCAAAGGGAGCTACTGGGTTCACGTCTCGTTCCGCTCCGACGGCAAGAACAGGAAGCAAGTCATCAATGACCTGTTGAAGAAATGAATCACACGAAAATTCTTTAACCGTTAACCTTTTTCCGCGCATAAAAAGCGCGACTTGCCGCTAAAGCGTGCAAGAACCGTTATAGAATATTTAGTTGTTTTGTTTAGGTTAATAGATTTTTTTTTGGCACTCAGTGGAGTGCCTTTTTTGTTTCCAGTGGTAAACCCACAACCGACTTTCAGCCGATTAGAAAAGAGGAACTATGGCAAAACTCCAAACAGCAGGCAGTCTTGAATTGCAAGGTCTTCACGAACAAATAACAAAACTCAAGAAGATAATGAGCGATGACCCGACCTTCCAGAAGAAGGTCAATAATGTCATTCGCAGAGTTCTGAAAGATGCGCGGAAGAAGGTTTCGCAAGATGCGCGTGGGATTTTTGACAATGACCCGCGTCAAGCATATAAGGCTGTACGAACAGCAGTTTACCGAAAGCTGCTTGGCGGCAATATCAACATTTTGTCGCGTAGGAAAGCAGGCAAGCCAGGCAGTTATCAAAAACCGAAGAAAGGCTTGCCAACGCGCGGTGGCAACAGATGGGGGATTTCCGCCAGAACTATTGCAATGGAAGGCTATCAGGGAATGGATAGAGGTTTTATTCTCAGGTTTTCGCAGGGAACCGTTGACAGAGCAATTCATAGCTACACCGGCAAGGACGGGGAGCGTCACAATCTTGGAAGCGGAAGCGTAAGTCAGTTGCTCGGGAAGATAAGAGGTGGTAAGGTAAAACATGCAATAGGCGGAAATCGTGGAAGAATTACTGGAAGTCAGTGGTTCGGCTCATCGTCTAAGTACGCACTCGAACAAGCGATAGGAAGTCTTAATGATTTTATCGACGAAATAATCAGACAAGAAGTAGTATAGGATATGGCAGACGTAATAACCAGATTTAAGCTCGAAACAACTCAATATGACTCTGCACTTCGAAATGCAGCAAAGCAGTTGAATGAGTATGGGAGCAGAGCAATGGCCGCTGGCAAGGAATTCCAGAAGTTCACGAAGGACCAGGCAGAAGTTGCTCGCTCTTTCGGAAACATTGCTGTTGCTGCAAAAACCCCGAAGGATAAGGTAAAGGAACTTGTCGCTGCATTCAATGAGGCAGCAAAGGCATACAATAGTCTCACAAAAGAGCAGCAGCAAAGTGACTGGGGGAAGGGTTTGTCCGAGAGCTTACAAACCCTGAAGGTTCGCATATCAGACGCTAAAAAGGAACTATACGACTTCAATCAGGAACTGAGCGGCTCGAAGTTCGGCCAGTTCGGAAGCATCATCGACGGCATTGGTCACAAGATGGGCGTATCTGCCAACCTCACAGAACTCCTGACAAGCAAGACCGCTTTGATGACAGCCGGCATCGGTGCAGCCGTCGCTGCTATCTACAAGGGCACCGAGGCTTGGACGAAGTATAATGCTGAACTTTCCAAGCAAGACCAGATTACACAAGTAACAACTGGGCTCAAAGGTTCAAGTGCTGACCACATGACAGATGTGATGCAGGCATTGTCCGATACCTATAAGGTGGACTTCCGCGAGGCTATCAATGCCGCAAATACCCTCATGACGCAATTCGGTAAGACTGGTGACGAGGCAATCCAACTCATCAAGGACGGAATGCGGGGTATGATTCAGGGCGACGGCGGCAAACTGCTCAACATGATTCAGCAGTTTGCACCAGCATTCCGCGACGCGGGCATATCTGCCGACAAGCTGGTGGCTATCATCCACAACAGCGAAGGCGGCTTGTTCTCTGACCAGAACATGAATGCCATACTGATGGGCATTAAGAACATCCGCTTGATGACCAAGGCTACAAGCGACTCGCTTGCCAAGCTCGGAATCGACGGACAGGAAATGTCGCGCAAGATGAGTGACGGCTCGCTTTCCGTCTTCGAGGCATTAAAGCAAGTTGCCACGAAGCTGAAGGACTGCGAAGCTGGCAGTCAAGAGGCTGGTCAGGTCATGCAGAACGTCTTCGGAAGGCAAGGTGCTATGCAAGGCATGAAGCTGGCACGCGCCATTGCAGAGCTCAACACAAACCTCGAAGAAACGAAGAAGCAGACAGGTGAACTGGGTAATGCTTTCGCTGAGTTACAGACAGCCAACGAAAAACTGAACACCGCCATCCGTGACGCATTCAGTTATGACGGCTGGGAACAAATGGCAACCGGCATCAAGGCAAAACTCGTGACGGCACTTGCCGATGTACTTCAGAAGCTCGCGGACATCAAAGCTCAGATACAAGGCATCACTCCACCTTCAAAAGAGAATGCCGAACAAGCACGGTTGAATAAGCGTGTTGATGAAGTCCGAAATGCGTCTAAAGATGAAAGGGAAGATGTAATTAAAAAACATCGCGGTTTCTATTCAGATATGGAGAGTTTTGCTTGGCGAAAGTACAATAACGCTCAGGCAAACTTGAAAAATGGTGTTGGTTACTATAAAGATGAGCGAGGGAAACCTGTAAGTTATGTAGATGAAGCAAGAAAATACAAGCAAGCAGCAGAGAATTACAGAAGGTATCGTGAGGAATTTGATAATGAGGTTAAAAAAATCACCAATCAAGACCAAATTAAACCAAAACCTAACACCCCAGATGCTAACGATCCAAAGACAATAATCAAATCTACTACTTCAGCGACTGCTAAGGAGCTCAATCCTATGCAGCAGGCGCAGAAGGAAATATCGGCTCTCACTGAGGAAGCACTGACGGCGGACGAGGGACGGCTTGAGGTTATCAAGAAAGAGATTGCGGCACTGCAAGAGCAGGTGAATGTATATAAATCAATCCAGGACTTCGTGCAAGGCAAGGAGCCGAATTGGAATATACAGGTAGGTGACCGCAAGGCTTTTGAGACTGAACAGAAGCAGAAATTCGAGGCAAATGGCGGCACTGCATCGCGCCTTGAGTCGATGCAGTATTCCGTGATGAAGGAAATTAAGGCCGAAGACGCAAAGGTAGATACCGAAACACTTCATTCTCTAATTAAGGACGCTTTGCAAAATGGTATTGACACGACATCTCTTGACCTCACTACGATAGCCGAGCAGATAGGCGAAGGCATAAATGTTCCCGACGAGACATGGCAAGCAATCCTCGACAAGTACAATGAGTTGAAAGAAGCCATCGGCGAAGATCCTATCCAAATAGACTTCAATACGGGAAAGATTGCCGAGGACGGCAAGAAGGCAGACAAGACGTGGAAGGATGCGGCAAGTGCCGTGCAGAGTGTCGGCTCTGCTTTTTCTCAGATTGAGGACCCAGCGGCAAAAGCAATGGGAACTGTGATGCAAGCCATCGCAAGCATCGCCCTCGGATTCGCGCAAGCATCCGCACAAGCAGGTTCAATGGGTCCGTGGGCGTGGCTTGCTTTCCTTGCAGCTGGTGCCGCTGCAACGGCAACAACGATTTCCACCATTCACTCGCTCACTGGCTTCGCAGAGGGCGGTATCGTCCCCGGCAACAGCTTCAGCGGTGACAACCTCCACACGGTTGACTATGGAATCAACAGCGGCGAGCTCATCCTGAATCGCAGCCAACAATCAACGATTGCGAGTGCTTTGATGGATGCGGACAACGCACGGGGTGGTTATGCGGGCGCACCATACGTCACAGGCGAAAAGATTGTATTAGGTATCAATAATTATGCACGCCGTTCAGGGCGTGGCGAACTTGTATTCAGCAAATAGATATGAACTTCTACGACGTAAAAGACTATAAGGAGCGATATTACATCCTCTTCGATGATATTGACGGGAATCAGTGGAAGGTCAGCATCGAAGACCCTTTGTTTGTAGGCGAGCCGACTTCTTTAACTGGTGGCGAGTTTCCTGTCACATGGGAAGGCGAAGGCGACGAAAGTCAGGAGGAAGTAGTGCTCGGCTCGACAGGAAAAATCAGCCTTGTTTGTCTCGACGGTCAGCAGCAGTTGTTCACCGTTGGAAACATTTTGCCGAGCGAGATAAATGACCGCCGCGTGCGGGTGCTTCGGTATATGTATAATGAATGGTACCCGTACTGGCAGGGATTCATTAAGCCGGAAACATTTTCGCAGGATTGGGACTCTGCGCCTTACGAGATAGAACTGCCAATCGTCTCGGCTGTGGCTGCTATGGAGTACTTCTATATGCCGCTGCCTGATTATGACGGACCGAGTTACAACGCATACAACGACCTCTTCTTTGGTGTGACGAACATAGCAGACTTGATTCGCGCAATCATTGTAGCGATGGGGTGTGAATTCAGGCGTATTACTTCGAACCGTCGTGAATTGCTCGACATGGAAGGCAATACGGTCATGATACCGGTGCCTGGAAGTGAAAGCGGCGAAACCTATCCGATGCACTGGACGCAAGGTGATGTGTCGAGTCTTTGGTTCTATGACATCGAGGACGGCGTGATGAAGCCCAAGACGTTCAAGGATGTTATGGAAACGATATGCTATCCTTACGGCAAGTTGCACGAATATGGGACCGACCTTGCCATCATCATGCACACGAAAGATGATGCCACGAGCGACGCTTATATGTACTATCTATATGTGTGGTCCGACTATGAACACGGCGTCATCAACTGGAACGATGTCCGGTTCTATACTATTGGCAGAACTTACCAGATTGGAATTAATGATGTCATGCCAGCCGGCACGGATAATACAATCAGCCTTCTACCTCCACCGAGCAGTGTTTCATTCACCAACAATCTCGACAAACAACAAGATATTTTCGAGCTGACGGAGAAGTTCATAAAGCCAGATTTCCCGATTCCGACTTCGCTTGATGATGTTCGCATCACAAGGTCAGAATTTGATGGAATGGCAAGATACATTCTTGCCATAGATAAAGATTATATAAATAGAGGATTTGCTGATGAGTGGGAATTCAATAATATACCATCTGGTAAAGAATTTGTGAGAGTTATTGAGGTATCGGGTTCTTCGTCATGGAATGTCAAATACAACAAGACTGTACCTCTCGGATTCGTGCTGGTGCCTTATCCGACGACGGACCTATCACCATCAGTTACTTTTACTCTAAAGAATGGTATTATCACAAGAGGAGGTAGAAATCGCCTCAAACTTTTTGTAAAATGCTATTCAGCTTTTGAAGCTGATCCGATACATGGTGCAGAAGGAAATGTCGCCATACATGTGATTATTCAGGATTTGTATAACAACAAATATCTTCAGACTGGCCAGGTTTGGGCGGACACTCCATACGAACACCCCCTATCAACTTGGGAATATGAGAATAATGAGTGTACTCGTGTAATCAAAGAAAAGCGTGAGGCAAACGACAATACTCCGCATTGCTTGAAATTCACTTTTAAGGGAATTGGACTTGCATCATTTTTCACCTTCAAACTCGAATACGAGAAAGACCCGACATTCTATGCAGATGTATTGCTTGGCGAGTTTGGAAACAATATCATGAACAATGGAGGAGATGTCGCAAACGGTAGCGGTGGCGAGGAGATAAGCATCGACTTCAAGACACTGGCCTGCAAGGTACAAACTATTGACGGAAGCCTGATGATGCCTCTCAACTCGTTCTGCAACTCGAAGTACATGATAGACACGGAGAACCGGAAAATGATTGAGATAGATGCTGCTCAATTTAACCGCTACTATGAAGGGCATTCCCTCTATTGGGACCTCGCAACATCCTATGCGGTCATAACAGACGGGAACGATGTCTATGTTCCTGTCGCAGTCGGCATGAACCCACGCATGAACACGCTCAAACTGACACTTGTAAGCACTAACGTAACATCATAAGCTATGAACGGAAATAATGTATATATCAGCATTGGCACTGGTACCTCCTTGTCGATAATTGCAGGTACCAAGGTCAACGAGATTCAAACAGACACTGAGACCATCGAAATCAGTGGACCGAATATCGGCTCGTGGCGTAAGCAACTCACCAAGAGGAAGGAGTGGAGTTTTTCGACAACCTTCCTTGTTATGTCACATGAGCAAGTGTTCAATCTTCTTATGACGGCTGAGATTGTGAACGTCCAGGTTGTAGCAAGAGTTAACGGCTCACTTGTGCCGTTGCTACAGGGCGAAGCAATCATCAAGCAGACCAAGGAGTCTTTCGCGAAAGGTAAACTCGCACAGGGTGCTTGGAAGTTCCTCGGCAACGGGCCGCTGGAGGCTGTAGAACAAAGTGGTGGAAGTCTCGAGTAAACCCCTGTGCGACTTTCGCACGAATAGAAAAGACTACTATGGCATATTCAAGTGGAATGCTCAATAAGCGGATAACGATTGCGCGGCGCAAGGATGATGCAGCGGAGTCGTTTGGCAAGGCGGGGAAACCGAAGTATGAGATACTCGGCACGTTCTGGGCGAGTGAGACGTTCAATAAAGGTGTGAAGTCGCTGCGTGAGGGTGCCTTCGATGCCTACGACACTGTAATGTTTCGCATGAGATACTACAAGGGTGTTGACCGCTGGTGCCTCATTCAGTACAACGGCAAGTGGTATCAGATTCAGTCGTTCAACGAGGACTACCAGGAGAACCAAATACAGGTGACGGCCATTGAAATGGCGAACCAAAGCGTGAACATCGTGGAGCCGTACTATCCGAGTGCGTCGGCCATCAGTGGCGGAAGTAGCAAAACGGAAGAAATTGGAAACTAAAAATATGGAACTATGAAGCAGACAGTAGCAATCGTACATTTCAACACGCCGGAGCTGACAGAGGCGTGCATCCTGTCAATCAGGAAGCACGGATGCTACTGGCCGGTGGTGGTGTTTGACAATTCGCGGTCGGTGGTGTTCCCGCCTGGCGACGGGATGAAGGAGCGAACCATTGAGGCACGGCCATTCACCAAGAAGATGAACGGCGTGACGGTCATCGACAACACAAAGGGGCAGATTATCGACTTTGACAAGGAACTGGCGAAATTCCCCGACAAGCATATTCCGCACGGCGGTGTTAATAATTGGGGAAGCGACACGCACATGATGACCGTGGAGAAAATGTGGGAGCTATTGCCCGACGGCTTCATCCTCGTGGAAAGTGACGTGCTGGTGAAGACCGACATCCGCTCGCTGTGGCGTGAAGAGTACAGCTTTTGCGCCTACGTGCAAAAGCACCAACAGGGAAACCGCTTCGGGCGTGGTCGCATCCTGCCGATGCTCTGTTACATGAACGTGCCGCGATTCCGTGAAGAGGGTGTGCATTACTTCGATCCTAATCGCTCATGGATGCTCCACAAGGGCGAGGACAACCCCAACAACTGGTACGACACAGGGGCAAGTCTGTTGGAAGATGTGCTGTCGCACAGGCCACGGCTGAAAGGCTTGCACGTTGACATTCGTCCGATGATTGAGCACCTTGGTGGTGGAAGCTACTATGAGAACGAAAACGACAGACGCGAGAAGTGGCTGAAACGGCACGAACATCTGTGGAACTATAATGCACCAGAAAACAAGGACGCGAAGATATACATCTGCACCCATACAGACTTCAAGCCAGCCGTGACGAACCAAGCCTATGAGGTGGTGGATATTCGTAAGAGCAAGAAGGCGGTGAAAGCCCCGAGGGCGTTTTATTCGGAGTTGCTTCACATGAAGAGGGTGAGCGAGCTGAAAACCCTGCCTGAGTACGTCGGATTCTGCCAATACAGGAAATACTTC